ATTTTAAATTTAGGTGGACGACCTTTACCCTCGTGGAGAGCAAGTTCTTTTTTACCTAATTTTTTCTTTAAATTATATATCAGTGATTTTTTACCGACATATTTCTTTCCAGTAGGGATATGGGTCGTTTGATAAATGTAACCATATGTGCCCTCCGGAAAGTGTTCGTAACTTTCTGGTATTATCATGTATCGTATCTTACAACAAACGTTGTATCTATTTCTTCTGATATTTTAATTGGTTGAGCTAATTTACCAATTACAAGTAATTCATTATCCTCATTATATAAACCAATTGTTGTTACATAAGGTTTAAAAATAGATGATGTGGCAAAATTAGCTAAGTCTCCTTTAGTAATATCTTTATTTTTACGTGCTGTAGGGTTTAATGTAAAATTAAATTCATTTTCTTCTACAGTACAGTGGAATTCATTTTCGAATATTAAGTGAGTATTTTTGAATTGTAAATTAAAATCACTATTATCAGCGGGTGTTAAATAATTAATTGTTATATCTTCAAAACTAGGAGTAATAAGAATTTGGTCATCTTGGCCCGTTGCGGGAACTGTTTGGCTAGATAGTACTAATGATCCAGGAGATCCTGCTTCGTCTGCCCCCACTCCTCCTATAACTTGTTGAATAGTATATAAGGTAGTAGCACCTGCTTGATCAGTAAACGTAAATGTAGATCCTACAATATTGTCCCCAATAGCAGTACCTGCGGGGGAAATACTATTTATAGTAACTGCGTTTGCAGTTGATTCTCCTACATAATCAAATCCTTCTATTTGATCTATAGATGCAGTTGCTGGAGAAGAAGCAGTAATAAATAATTCATTACCTATTCTAATTTTAAATGTACTATCTCCTTGAGGGATTATTTCTAATATATTTTGTAAACTTTTACCCATAGTAAAAAACCCTTGATCACCACTATTTACATGGGAGGAGGTTATTGATATGGTAAGTGGTTCCCCACTAGGAGCGTTCGGTAATCTAGCAAAAGATTCATTAGTAGTATCACTACCTTTTGATTCTGTAATAGAGATATCAATATTTCCTAATTGGTAAGCCCATGGGATATTATCTTCGTTAGATATTGGGCCTTCTCCTATATAAGACGCTGTAACATTTCCATCAGAGAATAGGCTAGATATAGCACCACTGCTAAAAATTTGAATTTTACCCGTACCCGTATTTCCAAAAGTTGTAGAGAAACTATTAGGCCAATAATTTACAGGATCACTATCAGAATATTTTTGGGCTTTTATTATACCATTACTATCAATAACCCTTACTCCTAATCCCCCTCCATTAAACCCAGGAATTCCACTTAATATAGAATCCATTTCTGTATCACCAGGACCTATTCCCCCTTCTGAATTTACTAATGCGTACCAGCTATCTAGCGTTCCTCCATTAAAATTAAAATGATATAATCGATTTTGGGCATAATTAAAGGGAATTTCTGTTTTTACTGCTCCCCCCTGTCCTATAAAAGGATTGGCTTCAAATCCAGACATAGTAATAAAGAAATCATCTTTTAAGATAATTTTATTAGGACCATCATAATTAGCAATACTAGCAGTTATACGTTCAATCGCTCCCGGACCATCAAAAGGAAATTCGGATATTCCACTATTTACATGGGGAGATCTAAATCTAATTGCGCTACCTTCTATTTGTTGTTCGGTAAAAGGATCAGTACCTGTGCATGAACCCCCATCTACACGAGTTACTTCTCGCGAACTAGTAAGGCGTACATTTTGGAAGTTTCTTGATATAATACCTTGGTGGGGGAAAGATGTGGTTTCAACATCATCTTCATCTAATAAAGTTAATTGTATAGACATAGTAGCTCCTTCGGCCATAAAACCTTGGTATCCTATATTTGATATAGAGTTAAAAGGTCTAGCTGTACTGTTTACTCCGTTAGGGAATTCTACTGTTTTAGTGACATTTTCTAAAAGAACACCAGAAGCACCAGGAGCAAGGCCTGGTTCTTTATAATAAAATTCGACTTTTACTTTATTATTTTCGTGTACCTCTGGACCTAAACCATAAATAGGATTAGCATAAACATTATTTCTATTATGGTATAATCCTAAATCTAATAGTCTTGCCTCATATAATCCCGATTGAGATATTTCAAAACTAGCAGATGCTTTAGTGTGACTACCTTGTGTAAAAGAACCCGTGATTTCAAAAGTATGGTCGGCCCCCTCAAATTCTCTATCAGGTAATATAGCAAATTCATTATCAAGTATTATATTACTAGCTAAAAGATTTCGGGTTTCATCTCCTGCAATAGTATAATTATTAATATATCCTAAAAAGTAAGACTGTCCAGATACCTCTTTTATACTCATACTAGTTATTTGAGTTGGAAGTTCACCTATAAATTTATCATTTAGATCTGCTGTAGTAATAATATCCCCTGCAGTAGTCCCACCATCAACTATATTCCCAATTATAGATGTAAGTACAGAACCTGTAGCTGATTCAGGGGATAATAATTGGTTATTATTAAGGGGAAAACCATCCATATCCGGATAATAGAAGCTTTGAGTATTTGTAGGTTTTATTTCAGCTAAATGAATACACCCTACAGCAAAACCTTCAGCACCATTTGTAGGAGCTAAACGAAAGTCTAATAAATTATTTTCATCAGGGTATGCATTGTTAAAATCTACTACTCCTATCCTATAGGCTAAAAACATATTTCTTTCTTCAGACGCAGTAAGAAAATGTTCAAAATCTAAATCACGAGGGAATATATGTGGGTCTTCTATCCAATTGTTATATCTACTTAAATTAGAAGGACTATATGCGCCTATAAAGTCAAGGGTGGAAATGTCTGATGTGGTATTGTTTACTGTAGTTCCTGCTTCAAATAAAGATGAAGTTAATAGGTGGGCTCTATTATAAAATCCACTTGTACCCTCTAACACTCTAGGCATTTGCATGTCATATAGATCATCAGGATTTAAATCCATTTCATATAAATCTACCCTTATGCCTAAATTAGTTTCATGTTCAGCCTTTCCTATAGTTTTATTAAGGCTTGTCCTCATATGGACATTATCTACTGTCCCACCATGGTAATCTACAGCGCCATTTATATCTGATATTTTAGATGATATTCCATTTATAGTAAATCGTTTTGGTGTGCCTGATTTAATAGGTGTAATCATATCACTGCTAAAACCTAAATAATCTGAAGGACCAAATTCGGGGTTTTGATCTGTGATTTTAAAACCGTTATAAGATATACCTGTGCCACTGCCTATTATAACGCCTGATTCTTTTTCTGAATCATCAGCTATACTACGTACTAATACTCTTATTTGGTCTTCTTCATCTTCAAAAGCAGTAAAATCTGCCGGAGTTCCCTCTAAGCCCTCAAACATATCTGTAGCTACTTTTAAATCCATAGCTAAAGGATTAATGGTTTTAGTAATAGATTTAGCATTAAAACCTACTCCCTGACTAAGTAAACTTGGGTCGGTTTCAAGTTTGTCTCCATCCTCATCAAAAATATCATAATGGGTATTTGTACTCTTATGATAATATGCAAATTTAAATTGAATATTTTGATCGCCATATTTAGTAGGATCAGAATCTGGTTCATATACTTTAAATCGTAAGTTACATTGGAGTTGGAGTCTAGTTATAGAACCATATAATACGTTATTTTCATACTCACCAAATAATCTTTTTTTATGGAAATTAAATCCCATATATCTTCCGTCCGCTGTTGGTATAGTGTCTGGTTCTATTACACCTGGTTCTACCCTACTATCAAGGGTAGAATTACCATCAACTTGTTGAGTGGACGCAGTTAGTGCGGGGTAAATATTACCACCATTAATGCCCCCGGGATATGCAAAAGGTACTGAAAAGATATCAGGGCCTCCTCCTCCTAGGAAAGCAGTAGATGCATATCTACCGTTATCACTATCTAAAAATAAATCTTCATTAGAAAGGTTACCAGCAGGATTACCTCCACTTCCTGATTCATGTTTTAATGTAGCACCTTCGAATGCAGTAATGTTGCCTCTACTCCCTGTGCATACTAATAGATTTAAAAGTGCCTTATTGCTATTGTTATTATAAGCTTTAGCTTCTAAAGATATAGCAGGAGAAAGGGGGAAGGATTGGGGTTGAGCACCTGATGTAGAGGTAATTTCATCCCCTTCATCATCTAGATAAGTAAATAAATCTGATTGCAATTCAGCAGTAAACGGACCCCCACCTTGGTCTAAGAAATTATCAACAGGTGATCCTTTAAACTGGTTGAAACCATGGCTAAGAGAAGTATCAGGATTTAAACTTGCTACATTATTATTACTAGTCCATCTATTTTGAAACGGCCTAAAATTGATTGTATTTTCAACAAGATTTGGAACATTTGTGCCTAAACTTGCATTATAAACAGATGCTGTAAAATATGGCTGGTAATCTGTGGGGATTATACTCATCCATGTAGGGGTGCTTTCTCTAGTTTGTGCCAGGGAGAAAGATGATGTTAAGGTAAATACTGGGGGGAGTATAGCTGTCCAAAAACCTTCACTATATTCGTCATTAGTTTCAAAACCAGCACCAAGCCGAATAACTTCTAGGGAAGCACTATATGGTTTATCTTCATTATCAGGTGTAAAGAACGATACACCTTCAAGTTTTTCAGCAAAACGAGTAGCAGGTACACTGTCGGTTAGGGGGTTAAGGTTAATGAAATTAAAAAGAAATTCAGTTCTAACAATAGGATTAATTAAAAATCCTCCAAAATCTATAGCGGGGCGAGGAGCTAAAAATACAACGTCTGAACTACCTTCAACAACTTGAGTTGTTGCATTGCGGTTAGCATTTAATACATTAGTATAACTAGTTTTATCATCTATATCAAGTATTACAGAAGAAGTAAAGAATGTAGCTGAGCCCGAATATACAGGACCAGGGATAGTTGCAGATATAAATTCAGGATCTACATTATTAGGAGTTTGAGCTAATGTAAGTGTTACAGTAGCTGTTTCTGAACTTATAAGTGTATTAGCAGCAATATTAGGTTTAGTTATAGTAGCAATTCCATTTTCATAAAAAATATTACCTACTACAGGTGTACCTGTAATTGATGATTTTACTTTATTTATCTCGTTTTGGCTAAGGGCTTTACTAAATATCATTATTTGTGATATTTCACCCCCAGCAGGTTCGATACCAAATGCTTCAGTACTTCTTGATCCTCCTTTATTTCCTATATATAAATTTCCTTGGTTTCCACAATTAGTTGTAGTATCTACAACATCATTAGATGTTACTGTTATTCCGTTAGCATAACTTCTTAAAGTATTTCCATCTTTTACAAAGATATAATTGACTAATCCAGTTCCAAATAGGGGTGCTTGAACTCTACAGGTTGAATTTTCATCAGATCTTTCTAAATAAAGATTACTACCATCAGCATATATTGCAAATGGGTAACTATTTCCAGCATCTATATCTTGAGGGCCAAAGCTTCCTGAATTGTCACTTAATGGTGGGGTCGTTGGGCTACTAGCATCAGTTTTGGTAAAACCTTTAGATATTAAATATTTTACACCTGAAAGGTCCTTAGGATTATACCAAAAACTAATAGTAAAATCTTCATCGTTATAATTAAAGGTATTATTATGAGGTATTTCAATATAACCTTGATCTAAATTTACTCCAGTATAACCATCTAAATCGCCGTCCATATATTTAAAAGAGCAACTTACATATTTTACACTATTATTGAATAAAGAATCATCATATTCTACAGCATTGTGGGTAGAAGAATGATTAACTATAGGTCGACCTGTAATAGTTTCTCTTGTTAAATCTACTTTTTTAAACCCTTTAGTAGGTGCTAAATAAAACACCCTATCAGTATCTAAAGGATAATCAACAAAAAGACCATTAAGTAATGTATCAGTGCTACCATTATATATGTTGCCTTTAGAATCGTCTTTATAAGTATTATTTAAATTAAATGTACCTTTCTGAATACCATTTCCCGTGTTATCTTGGGATATTCCTAATATATTAGCAATATCATATAAGCGTTTTTCTTGTTCAGTATATTCAAAACCCCCTAATAAATTACCATAATTTCTATTTCCTTTATTGTAAAATAAGTGGTCTATTTGTCTATATCTTTTTGAATTAAACAAATCATTACCCCCCGCTGAGTAAGTATCTAAACTTTCTGAGCTATATTTAGTATTATCAAAACTTACACCAAATGAAGATGTTGTTGCACTAGTTACATTATAGTGTTTGTGGGCTTCAAATGCTATTATACCCCTATCAGATGATTTTAATTTTTTATATGTGAACATTAAAAGGTAAGTTTTACTTTAAATAAAAGACTTTTTGTAAAATCTTTAGCTATGGGTTTACTTAATTTAGCAACTGCTAACAGTTCATTACGGTCATTGTACAATCCTATTGTTGTAATATAAACTCTGGGGTTATCCACCATAGAATTAATCCTTACATTGTTGTTTTTATCCTGAAAAGTTTTACTATTAGAATAGTTAAAATCTTTATTAGGGATATCAACATTATAATAAACAACATTTAATTCTTCTTCGGCTTTTAGCTGTATTCCTCCCCCAAATTTTATACCATTATTAAATCGTCCGATATTAGCAATATGGGAAAGAAGACCCCCAGTTAAATTAGGGGTAGTAGTTGTTTCCCCATTGAGAAATGAAAATTCAGTAATAATTGAGTCGGTTGGAAAAGCACTTGAGTCTATTAAGGCATCTGTGTTAAATATTAATATACCTGCATCTGGGTAGAATAAACCATATGATCCCACTGGGCTGCTTCCTAATGGATTATGGGCTTTTTGGGATTGGGCAGCTATCCTACTATCAAAAGATACTCCATTTGAACCAGATACTATATTATATTCTCTTCCTATAAGGGAAGTTCTAAAAATGGGATTAGTTAATGAATCATCAGTTAGTGTTATAGAATCAGAGCTATTTTCGACATCTTTAAAAGATATTTGCAAAGATCCTGTTGCTAATGACTGTTTATAATTACGTCGATTAAAGTTTATAATAAAAATACTATCAGGTACATGCCCACTAAAACTAAAATCTTTGGTTTCATCTCCATATACTAAAGAACGATATTGGCTATATAAAGATTTAGCCGGGCTATCATAATCAAATATTCCTTCTTCAAAAGATGCTGAAGCATTATCTATATTATAAGGTGCACTACCTAATCCTTTGCGGTGAGCGTAAATAACCTGAAATGCAGGATCTGGATCTATATAGTCAGGGTAAAAATCTCCTGTAGATTCATCGAATGAATATCCAATAAGATTAGTAGCTAAAGAAGTTATATCACCACTTTGAATTACACTGGTTCCTATAAATCGGGGATCCGATAAATCACTAACAGGGATAGAGGGTAGTCCACTATTCCAAATATTAGATTTTACAAGTTCTTTAGTAATAAAAACATTATCAGAAGTAAATCTATTGTATACAGACATAAGGTTTAATTGATAACATTAGTAGTCAAGCTTAACTTTTATTAATGCTTCTTTAGTAAAATCTTTAACTACAGGTTGACTTAATTTAGCAACCGCTAGTAATTCATTAGCATCGTTATATAAACCAACAGTTGTTATGTAGGCAACTGGATTATCTACCATAGATGTTTTATTAATATTACCATTAGCATCTATAAATGACGGATTAGTTGTATAATTAAATTCTTTGTTTTTAGCTCTTACAAAATAAAATTGAGACGATATTTTTTCTTCAGTATCTAATATAAATGATGCTCCATTATCTAAGGCCGTTTCAAATAAACCCTGAATGAGATTTAAACCAGATAAAGTATTAGCTGCTCTATTAGTTACTAAAGTAGCATGAGTAATACTATTACCGTCCCCCAAAGCATCTGGGTTAAATATTGCTATACCTGCATCTGGATAGAATAAACCAAAACTACCACTGTCTGTTTGTGATAAATTAGAACCTGACATTACCCCATTTGAACCTGATACTATATTAAATTGTCTACCTATATTAGTTAATATAGCACTACCTGAACGTGAAACTGAGTCATCTGTGTATACTTTATCTGCGCCTAATGTTATGTTTAGGGATCCTGCTCTTAATGCTTGCTTATATCTAGAACGAGCAATATTTACTACGTAAATATCTTGTGGTTCATATCCATTAAAAGTAAAATTACGAGTTTCATCTCCATATATTAACGAACGGTATTGTGAATACACTGATCTAGTTGAACTAAATCCAGGATCATTAGCATTATAAGGCTGTGAGCCACTTCCTTCCCTGTGACCATAACTAACAGTAAAGTTAACATCGGTTCCCCCATCAACGTGGGCATATTGGACTCTAAAGGCATTAGAACCCGTTGGGCTTCCTGCGGCTCCTCCCCCTACGGGAAAACCACCTTGGATAGCATTAGTATTACCTGTCCAAGTTGAACTAAAAACTTTTTCAGTTGTGATTACAATGTCGTCGGATGAAAATCGTGTATATGTTGCCATGTTATATTAATTATCTTACTACACCGTCTACATCTTGTGTAGCTGTTACGGCGAGTACTTCTTTTGAAATTTCAACGGGAATAGTTGCTCTAGCACCGCTGTCTCTACCTTCAATTACTAAGCTAGTTAATAAAGTAGTTGCAGTACCAAATAATGTTTGAGCATTTATTGCAGTTAAGCTTAAGGATTGACCAATTGCGGTTTCAGCAATTGCTGAATTAGAATACGGACGTACTCTAGATGATTTACCTGCTTGACTTGTTGCTGTAAATCTAGATAATAATCTTCTGTCTGCAATAGTAAATATATATCCTCCTGGTTCTTTAAGGTTTGATTGACCACTAAAATTAAGTGTAGTTGGGTTAACTACTGTGGTTGAACCTAAAGAAAGGGTAATTTTTGCTGTATTAGCCGTTACAACAGGCATAGCTGAAGTACCTCTAGGTAGAGTTACTAGTTTGCTTTTTAAAATCGCCTGATCATCGGGAATAGCTTCCAACATAGGAAGATTTTCAATTGCTTCACCTGCAAATGCCGAACCAGCTGAATGATTTTCATTATATAAGGTATAATCTATTTCATCGTCGCCTAAGGCAAATTGTGTGATTTTAAAAGAACCATCTTGTCTAGCAAGAGCTTCGCGGCCTTTTTTAGTAAGAACGGCGTCTACTATAATGTTTGTATTATCTAAATATCCCATTAATTTTGTTTTTTTATAAATATAAAAGTTTTATGAAAATGTTATTTTAATTTTTTTCTAGAGTCATTTCTTACAGGTATAGTATCAACTCCTAATGGAATACCTGCTTTAGCAAGAAAATATATTAAGTTATCCTTTATATAGGGGTGTAAATTTTCGGGTATAACTACAAATCCTTTATCACCAACCCCATTTGGCAAATCTATATTTTTATTCATTTTTATAAGAACACTAGGTTTTGAATTATCATTTCTTGAAAACATTACAGATCCGGCATCTGCAAAGACAGAAGGCTTTTTAGATAAAAAGAGATCAGATGATATATAGTCCTGGGCTAAAGGATTTTTAAGAGTAATTGATATACCTGCTACGCTACTCATTTCACTTCCGGGAAATCTACTACGATCAATAACCCCAAATGTTGTGCTACCATTATCAGCTATAGCACTACTAGGTATTATTTCTGCTGTAGACATTAGGGTAAAATCTTTTAATATAGGGACTGCTTGGTTGGGTGTATTTCCGGAAAAACTACTAGATTCTTCTACTATAATAGCAGGTTGGGGAATATTAATAGGATATGTTGAAGTTGGCGTTCCTTGTGAAGTAGGATCTCCATCTGTAGTAGAACCAGTCATAGCTATGTTATCTATGGATCCACTTTTGATCATAGTAGCAAAATATTTATCTAATCCTCTATAATTTGGATTAGAGATCATGCTGCCTTCTCCTATAGTAAAAAATGTAAGTTCATTTGGAGCACCAGGACTACTACCTCCTCCTACTCCCCCTATTGAAGAAGGAATAGTTGGGTTAGCAGCGGGAGTTGGTGGGAAAATATTATTAAAAAAACCAAAATTTAACCCAATTTCGCTAATGTCATTATTAAGCAAAGAAGAAGGGTCAAAAGAACCCCAAATATCTCTCATTACATCAGATTTAAAAGCAAATATTTGAAATGGATAATTAAATTTGGTAAATTTTTTAGCGTTTCTGTTAAAAATTAATTCGTTGCTTGAAGAAACATGGGTTATATTTGAACGATGTGTACCAAATTGATCACCATTTATACCAGAAGGAATTATGTGTGCTACCTTAACTAATTGTCCTTCGTTCCAAAATATGTTATACCTATCCCTTAAATTATTCCTAACGGAAAAATCATTTAATACAAGTTTACAACTAGTACCTATATCAAAATCTTCCGTAAATGTGCGATAATATGCTTTTCTAGAATCGAAGTTATCTTCAGTATCTTCTAATGATATTTTATCAAATGTATCGTCGTCATTTATAGTAAGGTAACTATTTAAACCTATATATGTAAAATTAGGAAAATGAGTTAAACTATTATCTTCAGTACCCTCATCAGTCATCCCAACTACAAAGTTACCTAAATAAATATTTCTAGAGTATTTTTGTGCTGCTGCTGTTTTACCACTAGTTATATCATTGGGTGATATCTTATTAAGAGTAATGGTTTGAGTTTTAACTCCTTCATATCTTGAACTTTTCCAAGCATCTGCACTATAATTAGAGTCATTTATTTCTACAGAATACTCATCACCCCCAACAGTAGTTGGATTAAATGTAGGTTTATTTGGTACGTTAGGCATATTTTATTAATTAAATGCTTTTCTAAAGTATTTTTTACTTAAAGCCCCATAAACAAGATTATTTTCAAATGACCCCTGGCTACCACTTAAAACTTCTTCAACATCAATTGTGGCTTCATGTAATATATATTCACTACTCATTGTAGGAAAGGTTTCTGGTATCTGGAAATCTGGAAATGATACATTTGAAAAATCTGTATCTGTATAGTTGAATTTATTTCTTTCTAAATAATGGGGTTCTATTACTAATCCGGTTTTTAAATTTGCTTTAGCAGGGGCAAATTCTTCTATTATTTTAAATATAGTATGGTCAAAATATTGTATAGTTTTTAAATAATCAAAGAAATTATATTTACTTTTAACTTTTTGGGTATATAAGTCTCTAGCTGATTTTAAATCAGGATAATCATTACTTGTTAAATGGCGGGGGTCTCCTATATAATCATCTAATCTGAACCCTCCTAAAGTATATATTATATCTTCATTAATTTCAAAAGTAGGTGAAAAGAATATTCCTAAATTCGAAAGATCTTGGGGTTGACGATCTAAGGTAGAAGTTTCTGCCCTCACTTGTGGGGAAAGAATTTTATATCCTGGTACACTTCCACTATCGTATCTAACTTTTTCGGAAACCATAGAAGAACCTACAGTATCAGGGGTAGAAATATGGTGATTATATGTAACTTCTTTATATTTGGTACCCTGAATCTGAGCTGTTAGTAATGTATTACTACCGTTGTTAGAATAATCAGAAAAATTATAGGGAGTTGAAGAAATACTTTCTGTTGCTATATTAGCACCTAACGGGTTATAATAATATAATTCGTTATCGAAATATGAACTAGTAGTATTACCTGCAAATATGTTAGGATCTTTAGTGTGGAATTCTTTAGTTTGTGCGTTTAAAGTAGTAGTAAATCCTTTAACATTATGGAGAATAAAATTAGATTTTTTATCTGCTAATGTAGTAGTAGATCTTCCTATAGACCAATTATAATTTGAAATGGTAGTTCTAGAGGATGACGGTGCACTTTTAAAGGCTGGGTTAGTATTAAATGATGTTTCAAAAAATTCATTATCTACATACATGCCTGCGGTTATATCTAAACCACTTCCACCAGATTCCCTTAAGAAAAAGGTAATTGGGTTACCACTATATACGGGGAAGAAGGAACTTTCTTGGGTTATACTAGTACCATCATTAAATACTAATCTACCGGATTGTTCATATATAGAACTTGTTTGGATAGCAATAAATTCAGCACTATTAGAAGTTGAATCACCAAATATTACATTAAATTCATCTGTTTTATAGGGGTATACCGTAAGAACAATAGTATCTACATTAGCAGGAAAGCCAAAACTAACTTGGGTTAATGATGAACCTGATATATTTAAGCCTCTAGATAATTTAGGGTAGTTAAATGTTCTAAATCCAGATTTATCAGATGAGGGCCCACCATATTCTTTTACATGGAGTATACTTTCAGGAATACCATAACAAGCTAATAAAGCTTTAATACCACGTTCAGTACCTTTAGTCTTTAAAAGATAAGGAGCATTATGGTATAAACGTTTCCAAACTTCTTTTGTAATGTCACTTTTAGTAGAAACGGTAGCCGTTGGAGTACTTAAAACTAATACATTTCCGGTTTCTGTAATTATTACTTGGCCTGCTTCTGTAAGGATGGCTTCTACGCCTGTTAATAAATCATCTAAATTATCTTCTCCAGTTCCATCGAATCCTATTAAATAATCAAATAGGTTAGTATTTTCAAATTGATCAAAAGCTGGAATACCTCTTTCTTTTAAAGCATTAAATACAAGATCTTTAGAAATACCCTCAGTTAAACTATTGTGAGCTATATTTTTATCTGTAATATTTTCAATATAAAGCCAAATATTATCAAAATATTGGCCTATCATATCAGTAAATGTTATAAATTGCTCATTCTCATTATTATCAATGATATATTGAGGGAGTGCATTTCTTAAAATATAAGGATTTTCATCATCAAAATTAGAAGCACTTAATAATTGACCACCATAATAATCGCTTCCATCATTTGCAGACCCAAACCATGATAGTGCTTCAGAAGAAGTAGATGGGGCTATTATATAGGGGACTTCATTATTTGATTTAGGCCAAGCATAATCATTTTTATCAAAATATAAAAATCTTTCATAATTATCAAAATTACTAACTACTTTTTTAATTAAAGATTGGTTATTTTCTTTTTCAATTTTTACTGCTTGAGAAGACTGGTTTAAAGAATCTAAGTATATACTTTTAGAAGCATATAGTTCAATTAATTCTAATTTATATTTAAAATTTTCTAATCTTTCTTTAGCTGAACCAAAATGTATAAATTTTTCAAACGTGTATCCCGTATCTGTATTAGGATTGTCATATTCTACTGATACTGGAACACTAGCAGATAGGGCATTTAGTACATTTTGTAAGGAAGAGGTTTGTTCATATGATAATATATCATTAAAAGCTTTATAATTAGTTGGAATACTTGAATTTAGACGTGTATCTATTCTTAAATTAGGACCTTTTAATTCAGTAGAAGAAATTGTAATTTCAGATGTCCCTAAGCTAATATTATAACTTATAGGATTTGTAAGTTCTTCAATTATTCTAAATTGAGATTTTTCACTAAAAGTATTAGGTAAGGGTTCATAAAGTTTAATTAAAAAACTATTATTTTGGTCCTGTTCAGCTATAAAATTAACCCCAGTTAATACGGTATCATCGCCTAAATTTAGCGCAAAATCCTTGAAATACGCAATTCCCTCTTCAGTATCACCGAGTTCGGCGATAAATTGATTTGTCGCGGATATAAGCGGGGAAAGATTTTCATCGTCTATAATTTTAACTCTTAATTCAGTTCTACTAGGTGAAATAGTATTAATATAGAATAAATTTTCAAGAGTATTTGCAATTTTTTTTCTATGAAAGTTAACCCTTAATTCATATTCTCCTGTAGAATAGCCTAAATCTCTTAATGCTTTATCAGGGTTAAAAGTAATTTCATTAAAAAATCCTTCATTATCATCTACATCAGGAATTTCATATTCTTCAAAATTATAAACAGTATCTAGTAAATTGCCATTAAGGTCATAAATGTGCAATTCAACACAGTCCTCTGGTCTACCAAACTTGCGGACTAATTTTTTTTCGCTAAGAAGATTTTTATCTTCTGGGCGAATTTGTTCTAATATTTTTTTAGATTTTATAGCCATTATTCGTCAGATTCAATTTCATCAAGGACATCTTCAATTTTTTCTCGGGCACGTCTAATTTGATTATTAGTACCACTGATTGTTGTGGTATATATTACATCTCTTATAATAGTGGCATATAATTCATCCTCATTTAATTCGCTAGATTGGTCTATTAATTCTTTTACTAGCTCTAACTTAAATACTTTAGTTATAATTTTACCTGCTCTAGCTTTTCGGCTATTATTATTTATATCGTCCTCAGAAATGTTTAATTTTTCAAATATTTCAGTTTTAGATACTATTTTAGAATTTTTAATTTCGTCAGAATTTTCATCAGGTAAAATATCAACTAATAAATTACCTACAGCAATTTGTTCAAAGTTATCAAGAATATCTTCTACTTGATCTTTTCGCCTCCTAACACGATTAATTTCATTTTTAAATTCTTGTATTTCTACATTAATAGCATCAATCTCTGTTTGTTGTTCGGCAGTTAGTGCAATAGAAGTAGCTCCTGAATTAAGACCATTATTAGAACCTCTAGTGCTTTTAGAATCTGTATTTTTACCTGAATATCTAGCCATTATGCACTTGTTATTTGTTGTTTTCGTTTTCTAAGATCTTCTAATTTTTCTTGTAAAGTTCTAAGGTAATTTTCCTTTTCTATAAAATCTTTTTCTAATTCACTTCTGAATAAATCAAAATCACCATTATAATTATCCGGATTTAATGAAGTGTTAGAAGGATCTAAAGTTAATCTTAATTCAGATATTTCTGCTTCTGCCTCTGTTGGGTTCCAGGGATCATTAAAATTATTTGGAGTTAATGGTGGTCCAGAAGGAATATCATCTATTATAATATCTGGAAAAGCTGGAACTTTATATTTATCAGCTTCACCATTATTATTTTTATATTCAAGTAGTCTTAAGAATGAATCTCTAATTTCGGGATCATTAAAACTAAAGATCCTTTTATATGCCTGATCCATTAAAAATATTTGACCCCCCGATAATGAAGTATCAAAACGACGAATTAATGTTCCATTTCTAAATCGTGGGTGTTCTTTTACAGTTTCTACTTCGGCCGTTGGTTGAGAAGCGTCTAATAATTGTTTTTGAAGTTCTTCTATTGTAGACTGTAAATTTTCTATTTCATTGTCTTTTACATCATTACCAGGTGTAATGAGTTGGTTACTTTGTTGAACTAAAGATGAATGGCTAAATTCCCCGTTCTCTGGGATTTCTAAAAATAATTCGTTATATAGATTAAAAAAATCTTCTATAGTAAAGGTTTCCCTTGCACTAAATAGTTCAGAAAAATCTGTGTCGATTACTTCTTTATACTTATTGCTACTGTATATGTTTTTTCTTATAGAAATATTTTCTTTCATTATCTAGTGACTTTAAAATAACAATCGTCATCATATATATTTATACCATCATTGTTATCATGTCTAATTAATAAACGATAATACCTTTCGGGTTGCAAACCTTGCATGTTTAATTTAAAATACATACCATCAGTATCTGCACTTAATTTTGTAAATTCTGTATCAAAAGGTATGATAACTTCTTTTGAAGTATAATCTTCAATACTGTAATATGATGTTGGGTTTAAATAATTTACTTTAAGAAAATCTGAAGAAGTTGTAAATGTTCTGTTAGGATATTGTTCCCTAACATTTAATCTTAAAATAGGCTCTTCTGATTGTTTGTATTCAGGTTTTAAATTATTAAAATTTAATTGAATCTTTCCACTATTTAATATATCATTACTACTAGTAACAGCATCAGCATAGTCCGAATCATCCCATTTTATTGCTAATGTGGGTGAAAATATAGTATGAGTATCTACAGAAAAATATTTAATAGTTCCTTGATTAGAACCCGTTAAGGTAGTATCGTGTTCTCTTTTTATAATAAATCCATTATTAGGTATACCATCGGGGAGGGGGGCATGTAAAAACATACTTTTAGATACTTTTTGTATTTGGTCAGTAATATTAAAATTTAAATCAAAGTTATTTACAATAGAAATTGATTGTGTAGATTCAAATCCTGATCCATAATACCAAGTTCCTCCCCCAAGTGTACTATCTATGTAACTTGCTGTGTTTGCTCCTGTAGAAATGTCAGACCAACTAGTTTTTATTGTCCCGTTGTCCTTATATAACCAAGAAGCACCATCACTTACTACACCACTAAAATATGGGTGATCAATGTATCTTTGGCTACCATTATTCCATTCATCTACTAAAGGATATAATTCTATGTTTTGAGAAATGGGTAAGTTTTGAGTAAAATCCGTAGCATATAATTTTAAAGAAGCACTAAACTCGGTGGTATTTATTTTTTCAGAAAGGACATGTTTTATTTCTGAGTCTTTAAATTTTAAAAGGATTCTAGAAGGGTAATAGTTACTATCATTATTTCCTTTTTCGGATAGTAATGATAGTGTTTCCATTTTACCCGTATTTAGATCTTTTCTAAGAGGGTGAGAATATATAGTTGTGTCCTTTTCAGGAAATAAAAAATGATATGCCATGGTTAATATTTAATTATTCTACCTTTTACGTCTATATTAGGATATTTTAATTCAAAAATGCTAGTATCCATAGAAGGGTATAAAACATTATTTATAGTTGCTGAATCAAAATCATAAGAATATTGAGAATATCCTAATGCTATTCCAGATTTATTAACTAATTTTACGTGTTCTACATTTTGAACATTTTTTACTGCTCCTATTACATTATATACTTCATTTATAATAATAGGTTGGTTAATTTGCCAGTTATCTACACTAAAATAATTTTTTAAAGCTTGAATACAATTTAATATAACTTCATTATTATTAGCTTCCTTAAAGGAAACTATATCAAATTCAACACCAAAATTAATAACAAATGCATCTTTAATATTAATAGCATCCGTTAACATTCTATATTCCTCTAAATAAGAAGATAAATTAGCTCTAGTAGCACTATTAAGTTGAGTAAGGTTTTTATTACCATCATATGCTAAAGTATATAAATTTAAAGCATTAGGATTTGATATTCTAGCACTACTATCTATACTAATTTGATCGTCTTTTATAATATATGCTTTAGCTATTTTACCAAATTTAGCAGGCATAGATAAAGTACGAATAATATAATCTTCTTTTGAAACTGTTCTAAGTTGGGCTGATGATTGAGCTATACTATTTTGTTTTATATCTTCAAGTGTATCTCCAGGTCCTCCTCCAGTAGCGGGGAATGGGTTATTGACTGATAAAGATTCTTTTACAGTGGTAAAAATACCTTCACTGCTAATACTATTATTCTTAGCTATATTAACGGCAGATAATTTATTAATTACACTTGATTCCACATTTGATTCTATTCCTCCACCTACTAAATAATTAACACTAATAGTAGTATTAGAAGGCACCTCACCATATGCTTTTGAAGCTAAGAAATTTGATGGGTCAAATGATTTATCTAAATTAGATCTACTATCTTTAATTCCTATTCCTATATTTTCTGGTGTAGGTAATACTTCTGAATCATTGCCTTCACTAATACCTGCACCAAATTGTAATTGTAGTATATCGTTTGAAGTAAATCTTGTTGTAAATCTTTTAGGTACTTTTTTAAGTCTTAAAAGATAAGGAGTATCATTAGAATATTGTTGTAAATTAGGGTTATTAGCAGCTACATTTGCTACTTCCTCAAATATAGTTTCTTGGGCTAAATAAGGAACTTCATAATAAGTATTATTATCAGCATCTACTACGTTTTCTATTCCTATAATTTTTGAATCAGGAATTTCTAATGTAAGATATTTTTCAGGTTCACCAATAGTAAAAGAAGTTGTTTTTACTTCAGCGCTAATAACATTACCTTGTTTTTTTATTAAATAATATAAAGGAGTGGGATTAGTACCCTCCTGTACAGATAGGGGGTTTCCTTCTTCTGAATATATAGATACTTCTGTAGGGTCTAATGAGTTACTAACTTGGAAATTAACATCTTCAGTAAGAGTAAATCTTGTAGGTGAGGCTTCAGATGTAGTAAATACAGAATTTCTTTTTACAGTAGGAGCATAATTCCAATCTGGACCTGTTCCCGATCCATTAGCGGGTAATGTTATAAATAAATCTAAACTAGTAGTTGATGGATTAGAAATAACAGGTTTATAACCTAAATTATATGCTAGGGCTAAAAGATTGGTCTTTTCCCTAGCGGATTCTATAAAGGTTTCTTGAAGTTGTGTATCGGTGTAATAAGAAAGTATATCTCCTACATAGGCTGCTAATTCTAAAAATACCATGCCAGGATTGCTTTCTGAAAAGTCATTGAAATTATCTGGGAAATAATTTTTAGTAAAATTAATTAAATCTTGTTTTAATAGATTATAATTTCTATTTAAGTACTTAATATCTTTTTTATTAGTACCAGATGTATTATTTATTTTAGAATAGGCCATTTATTATAAGGTTATTGAAATCTCACTTGTATCATTATCTAATAAAATTGTATAACCTATTTTTATATTTAATAATTTATCCTCAGGGGTAACTTGGAGATTATTTAATTCTATTTGTGGGATATGGAATTGTATGTTTTGATCTATTCGAGCTTTAAGAGTAGATATTCTTTCACTAGATTCAACATTTTGGTCAAAAAGTATTTCTCTTAAACCTACACCATAAGAGGGTTCATGGTAACGTTCACCAGGAGATGTTAAAAGAAGATTAATAAGATTAGATTTTATTTGGTCCTTTGTTGTATAATTAAATTGAAATACTCCTTTTTTATTAAAAGGTACCCTAACCCCAATAGCTTTACGCTTATCAAGATCAAGAGGATCAATTCTATATCCTATTTTTTTCCTTATAGCCATTATGGTCTAAAATCTTTTTTCTTAGAAATTGCATTCATTATGGGGCCCCAATCTTTATTTACAAATTGATTTACAGGGTCATTAGATGCAAATGTTTCTTCTGATGTGGGTGTTATAGCTGTTTCAGATAGAAGTGAATTAAGAGTATCATTGCCCGTATTAAAGTTAGGTGGGGGCATTTGGGATCTTAATTTAGCTCTAAAATCTTCGGCTTCTTGAGTATTACTTTTAGTTTCTACTACACGCTGTTGTGGTTGGCTGACTAATTCTTCTTTTAGTAATGCTATTTCACGCCTTAAGGCATGATCTATTTCTTCCCGCACAACTTTTCTAATAATTTTTTCGAATGCACTTAATTTCATTAATATTAGTTTTTAATAAATATATCACTTTTTAACAATTTGATACCCTGTGGCACCATTTTCTACTAAATATTCAATAAACCGTTGTTTATTTGAATTTTCTAAGTTATCTAAAATATCTTCGGGATCTACTTGTGAAGATAATAAATTAATTATATCTTCATTACTTTGTAAAACCCCAGTACCTTGGGGACCTGTTAATCCTCCCCCTTCTAATCCATCTCCTGATGGTGGGTTTTGTGATAATGATAATTCTAGATCTCTTTTAAGCTTATCTATAAATAAATTATCCATAAGGTCACATCGAGCACTAATTTGGGCTCTAATTTCTATTAGTTTCCTTCTAACAGGGTATAATATATCTCTGATTTCCCCTATTTCGTTATCTATAAATTCCGATATTGGAGTTACTATTCTAGCTAAAGCATCTATTTCTTTAAGTTTAGATTTTGCAAATTTAATGGCATCGCCTAATTTAATAGTTATAACACCCGACGCTAAAAACCCTACTTGAGCTATTAATCCAACTTGGGCAGTACTGATTAATACTCTTAATAAAGGAATAAAATCTGCTAAAAAGTTAATAAAACCATCTATTGTAGTAAATATTCTTTCTATACGACTTAGTTGACCTAAGATTTTATCTATTTGATTTACTAATCTATCAATTAAAGTTTTAAGTTTATCACACTTTTCTTTTAATTTTTTAAATTTTTCTAAAATATTGTTTATTTCATCCGGTGATGAACTTACAGGAGGAATAGCAAGGGCAATCTGCTGAAGGTTTGGGATATCAAGAAGAATTTTAGTTTCAACAAAGGGAATTTGATTTTCTATATTAAGTACTCTTCTTTTAGCTCCTGTAAGAGTATTCATTATAGTAGGGGCTTGTCCTGCAAATAAGGTAATCATTTGATATAAACGTTTTTGCTTTTGATTTCTTTAAGTCTACTTTTAAAAATATTTAGTTCCGATACTAAGGGAGATACTAAACCTGCATTAGCTGGACTAGGTATTGTAGGTAAGCCCGGTAAAGTAGTAATTTGATGGAGTGTAGGGAGTACAATATTATATAATCGATTTAGGTGGTCTAACATATCATTTAGTAATTTTTCTAATTCATGGCCTTTAACCGCGGGGTTATTAGCTATTGCATTATCATTTTTAATTACACCTAAATGTATTTTAGGACTATTTAACACAAACATTCCCTTAGACCCATCACTAGTATTGATGTGAAAGTCTTTATTAGTAGAAAATGCAATAGTACTATCGGAAGAAAATACAGAATCTTCTCGTGCATTAAATACTAATCGATCAGAGGTAATTATTACCTGTTTTCCTTGATATGTTTCA